AGCAGATGAACATAACAAATTAACATTACGATTAAATAATGGTTCACAAATTAAAGCCACTTCAGCAAGTAGTGATGCGGGTCGTTCAGAAGCCGTTTCTTTATTGATAGTAGATGAGGCAGCTTTCATTGAACAAATTGGTGAGATTTGGGCATCAGCACAACAAACATTAGCAACAGGTGGTGGCGCGATTGTATTATCTACTCCTTATGGTACAGGTAACTGGTTTCATAAAACTTGGGTTTCTGCTGAAAGTGCAGAAAATGATTTTTTACCAATTAAATTACCTTGGTTTGTTCACCCTGAACGAGACGAAAACTGGAGAAAACGTCAAGACGAATTATTAGGTGATCCTAGATTAGCTGCTCAAGAGTGTGATTGCGATTTTAGCACATCAGGAGATATTGTATTTTATAATGAATGGTTAGATTTTATTAAAGAAACAACAATACAAGATCCTGTTGAAAGAAGAGGAGCCGACCAAAATCTATGGGTATGGGAACCTGCAGACTATACACGCGAGTATATGGTAGTAGCAGACGTAGCTAGAGGTGATGGTAAGGACTTCTCAACTTTTCACGTGATGGATATAGCAACTAATACACAAGTTGCTGAATATAAGGGACAAATGTCCCCTAAAGAATTTGGATATTTTATAGTGGCTATTGCTACTGAGTATAATCAAGCTCTTTTAGTAATAGAAAACGCTTCAATCGGGTGGGCTACTATAGAATCAGTACTAGAAAGAGGATATAGAAATATCTATTATTCACCTAAGAGTGATAATTTAACAGTTGATTCGTATTTTAACAAATATGAAAATAGTGATAATGTTACACCTGGTTTTACAATGTCGTTAAGAACTAGACCTTTAGTAGTAAACAAGTTTAGAGAATATGTTGGAGATCGCTCTGTAACAATTCGTTCAAAACGATTATTAGAGGAAATGAAAGTATTCATTTGGAAAAATGGTAGACCAGAAGCACAGGTTGGTTATAATGATGACTTGGTTATGCCGTTTGGTGTTGCTATGTATTTAAGAGATACATCATTAAAATTTCAACAACAATCCCAAGATTTAACAAGAGCTACTTTAAATAATTTTTCAAAAGGTAACACTGGATTTTCTGGTGTATATGGAGGTAATAATGTTCCTAATCCTTATTCAATTCAAACAGGTACAGGGAACGAGGACATCAGTTGGCTTCTATAATATTTATAACAAACACTAATGGCAAACACTAATTTATTTACACGTCTTCAAAGATTATTCTCCACTGATGTTATTATCAGAAACCAAGGAGGTAATGAGTTGAAAGTTTTAGACGTTGATAGTATACAACGCTCAGGAGATGTAGCGACAAATTCATTAATGGATAGATTTAATAGAATTTACTCTCCAGCAGCTTCATCTTTATATGGACAGCAAGTAAATGTTAACTATCAATACCTAAGAACATTTATATACTCAGATTATGATGTAATGGATAATGACGCCATTATAGCTTCAGCACTTGATATTATATCTGAAGAAGCTACTCTTAGAAATGAAATGGGAGAGGTATTACAAATTAGATCTAATGATGAGGATGTACAACAGATCCTTTATAATTTGTTCTATGATGTATTAAATGTTGAATTTAATCTTTGGTCTTGGATTCGCCAAATGTGTAAATACGGTGACTTTTTTCTTAAATTAGAGATTGCTGAAAAATATGGTGTTTATAATGTAATTCCTTTTACCGCTTATCATATTGATAGACAAGAAAATTATGATAAAGAAAGACCAAATGCAGTAAGATTTAAATACTCACCTGAAGGTATTTACGGTGGTAGTTCAGGATACTATCCTACACCCAATATGAATGTTAATAGAGATGAAAAAAACATTTATTTTGAAAATTACGAAATGGCTCACTTCCGTTTAATGACGGATGTTAACTATTTACCTTATGGTCGTTCATATTTAGAACCTGCTCGTCGTATCTATAAACAATATGCTTTGATGGAAGATGCGATGTTAATTCATAGAATTTCTCGCTCACCTGATCGTCGTATATTCTACATTAATGTTGGTTCTATTCCTCCAAACGAGGTAGAAAACTTCATGCAGAAAACTATTTCTACTATGAAGCGTACCCCTTTAATGGATGAAAAAACAGGTGAATACAACTTAAAGTATAACCAACAAAACCTAATGGAAGATTTTTACATTCCTGTTAGAGGTAATGACAATTCAACTAAAATTGAAAACTTGGGTGGGTTAAATTATGATGGTATTGCTGATGTTGAGTATTTAAGAAATAAATTATTTGCTGCTCTTAAAGTACCTAAAGCGTTTATGGGTTATGATGAAAATTTACAAGGTAAAGCTACATTGGCTGCTGAAGATATTAGATTCGCTCGTACAATTGATAGATTACAACGTATTATCTTATCAGAATTGTATAAAATTGCTTTAGTACATTTATATACACAAGGTTATACAGCTGATAGTTTAACTAATTTTGAATTATCATTAACTACTCCTTCTATTATATATGATCAAGAACGTATTGCGTTAATGAAAGAAAAAATGGATTTAGCATCTCAAATGATAGAAGCTAAATTAATTTCTTCTGACTGGATTTATGAAAACATATTCCACTTTAGCCAAGATCAGTATGAAGAAATGAGAGACTTAATTGCTCAAGACCAAAAACGTGCCTTTAGATTTAAACAAATAGGTGAAGAAGGAAATGATCCTTTAGAAACAGGTAAATCTTATGGTACACCACATGACTTAGCTTCATTATATGGTAGAGGAAGATATTCAGCTAATGAGTTACCTGATGGATATGATGAAAAAGCACCTTTAGGTAGACCAAAAGAAAAAGTATCTAATATTAATACTCAAGATAACGCATTTGGTCGTGATAGATTAGGCAGACAAGACATGAAAGTAGATGACCAAGAAGGATACGGTAGACCTAAAAAAGATGTTTCTCCATTAGCTTTAGAAATTAAAGCAAAAAATAAAACATTATTAGAGTCTTTAGATAAAAAACTAGTATTTAATAAGACTAATAATGGTGAATCATTGTTGGATGAAAACAAGTTAAAGGAATAAAAATCTTTATATATTTATAACAAAAACTAAGAATGAATATTAAACATTCTAAATATAAGAATACGGGACTTTTATTTGAACTTTTGGTTAGACAAATTACCTCAGATACTTTATCAGGTAAAGACTCTAAAGCAACAGGCATATTAAAGAAATATTTTGTTAAAACAGAGTTAGGTAGAGAATATAAACTATATGAAGCCTTATCTAAATACAAACATATTACTGAAGGTAAAGCCGAAACCGTAATTAATACTTTAATTGAATCTTCTAAAGATTTAAATAGAGGTGCTTTAAAAAGACAAAAATATAATCTAATTAATGAGATTCAAAAGTATTATAATTTAGAAGAGTTTTTTAAAACTAAATTACCTAATTATAAAGCTTATGCTTCATTATACACACTAATAGAAGTATATAATAGTGAACACTTATCTAACCCAGATCAAATCATTTCTAATAAAATTAATTTATTAGAACATTTATCTTCTAAACAAGTTCAAAAACAAAAAGTAGAAGATGATTTAATGGTTGAGTTTCAGTCATATGATAAAGATTTAAGAATACTAACATATAAAGTTATGTTAGAAAAGTTTAATGGTAAATATGCTGATTTAAATGATAACCAAAAATCAGTTTTAAGAGAATTTATTAACTCAGTTGATTCAACTCCTAAATTAAGAGAATTCTACAATTCTAAAATAGAAGAAATTAAGTCACAATTAACTAATTTAACTTCTAAAGTTAGCAATAAAGCAACAAAAATTAAGTTACAAGAAATAAAAAATATCATCACCCCATTAGATAAAGTATCTAAAATTGGTAATGATGATTTGGTTAACCTTTTACAATATTATGAATTATTAGAGGAATTAACTAAAATACATGGGTAATTTTAAATACAAATTAAAAGAAGAAAAAGAAATCCTTAAAGTTCAGGATGTTGATTCTGCGTTAATACAACGTATTGAAAAGACATATGGACCTGTAGATAAAAAGAATGACTTTTTTTCTGGTGATTTAAAAACCTATTTTAAAACAATAAATGTAAATCCTGAAACTGGAGGTGTAGAAAGTAAAGTTATTAAATTAGCTAGTTTTACTGACTCATTAGAAAAACTTTACACTGCTACTAACGCATTATCTGATTTAGTTAAGTCACCAGGTGGAAAGGATGATGCTGTAGTAGTAAAATTATATGATAGTTTAAAAGGAGTATTTAACGCCTTTAGAACTCATTTACGTAAATATTATCCTGATCAATACGCTGTTATTAAAGATAAATTAGACGAAATATCTACAGTAGGTGGTGGTGCTGGTCAAGCTAGTTTTACATCAGGTACTGAAGGTGAAAACTACGCTACTAAATATGCTTTTGGTAAATATAAATATAAATTAGCACCTAAAACAAATTTACAAGAAGCTGATTTTGATGTTAACCAACTAGTTAAAGACCAAAACATTACCAATCCAGCAATGGTTGATTGGATTTCAAAAAGAGTTGAAGCTTTTAATACATTAGAAAGACAATTAAATCAATTAATACCTATGCTTCAACAAGCTAAAAAAGAAACCATTAAAAAATACAGTCAAAACCCAAGTTTCGCTGTTATTTATGGTACAGATTTAGCAGAAGAATATTTACAAGACATTATAGAATTATTTAAACAACCAGAATAAAATGGCAAATATACCAGTAAACGCAACCGGAATAGTATCAACAACCTCAATAACAGGAAGCTTTGGTGGCTTTACTGTAGTATCAGGTTCAGCAACTTTTACAGGATTAAGAGATGCTAATAACAATAGTTTAGCAGCTACTAACTGGATTATCCCAGCAGGTACTACCGTTCCTTTAATAGTAACTAGTGCCTCATTATCCTCAGGAGCAGTATTATTCTATTATTAATATTTATAACAAATGGAAAAAACATTACAACAACAATATGTCCTAATTAAAGAAGGAAAAGGAAATAAAGACGACTTTTTGAAAAGTGCTCGTCGTGTATTCCCAGAACTCATTGCTCCTTTAACTGATTATAATACAGCTGTTACTATTTTAAAAAGCAGAAGCATTCTATCAGAAGAAGCAAAACTCGTTGAAAAGAAAAACTGGTTTAAAATCTTTGAAGCCAATGTAAAAATTGATAACAAAGAAATGGAAAAAGAATTAGTTGATCTTGAAACTAAAAACTTTGATTACACTGATAAGAAAAATATTGATAATCTTTATGGTCAAACTTTTTTGATGTGATATTATACTGAAATGAAAGA